AGACGTTCAGGCCGGGACGAGAAAACGGCGCTCCAGCCGAACCAGAAAACGAGGATCGAACGGGGCCGTGGCCGGACAACTCATGCGCTTCAAACGGCGGACATCTTTACGCGTCACCGACACTGCACCCCGAGGTTCGACAACAGCGTGGTCAACACCGGGTTGCTGGCGCCGCCCGTGAACGGCACGACTGTCCAGGCGATCCCCGCCGGAGTGACCTCGCCATTCTGCGCGCCGTAGTAATTGAACCGGATATCGATGTCATTCTGGGCGAGGCCCTTGTGCAGCGCGGCCAGGTCGACCACGCCGGACGAACCCGCCGAGGCGGTGCACGATACGCCCGCCGTGACGTTGACGGCCGCGATGACGTTGGTCGCGACGATCGCTCCGGTGTCGCCGAGGTTGACGACCACCGGGATCGATACGCCCATCAAATAGAGCGCCAGCGTGGCGGCGGCGGTGGCCGTGCCGGTGAAGGTGATGCTGCCCTGCGCCGCGCTGCCGCCGCCGGCGTCCGCCAGCGGCCCGAGCCAGACCTCGCCGAACGGGTCCATCTTGCGATAGGCTGCGTATTTGAGCGCGAGCATCGAATTGACACCGCACAGAAGGTTGACCTGTGTCTGGTTGTACGCCTGCACCGCGATGTTCGCGGGCGCGGTGCCCGACGCGAGGATTTGTCCGATCAGCAGGGCGCGTTGATTTTGCGTCGCCGTGTTCGCCTGACTCGCGTCGAACTCTGTGTTGACGCCGGACGGCCGCCAGAACTGCGACGGGAAATACTTAAATGCGAGAGCGCCGCCGCTCATGTCACGATCTCCGTTTGAATTTCATCTGGAACGAGGGCCGGTTCGGCGGCCTGTTCGCCGGCGAACATCGCGACGTGCGGCTCGCCGTCCGCGATCAGCTCCCCGAGTGCGGCAGACGCCTCACGGCACATCGGTCCGCTTCGCGGCCCGATCTTCTCGGGCGCCGGCTCGATCGGTCCGGACTCCTGGGCTTCGGCGTGGCCGTCCGGTCCAATCCGCACCACGACGGGCGACATCGGGATCGGCGTCGCCGGCACGACATCCTCGTCGCGCAATCGGCGGTGCCAGAATTGTGTGTCAGGCACTTCCTCACCCAACGGCGACAAGCACCGGCCGTTCGGGGCGCGCACGACAAGCGGGCGGTCGCGGTCATCCTGCCGCGGTCCGGGTTTTACAAACATTATCACCTCATATTATGAGTAATGAGCATTTCCCAAATTGATACAACAGAGCCTTCGTTGTTCCAAAATTGATCTGTTGCACATATCACTGAATTGCCGTTTACTTGTTCGACCATTGTCTTCGGGGGGGAGGATTGGAGATGAACGCGAAAGTGATCTGGGCCTGCACACTCGTGGCGGTACTCCAAACTGGCCTCGGTGTGGCCTCAGCGTGTGACCAAAGGGTCGCGGAGATTAGCGCCCAGCGAGATGAGAAATACTCTGTTAACGTAACGTATATTGATAACCGAATTGAAATTCACGTCAGCAACAGTCGATTTCCCGACAGAGTCATACTTAATGCGGCGGGGAATGGCGAATTCGATATCAAACAAGACCTCACTGAGTACTTGACTCCCGGAGATAACACTCTGAGGATCCTCGGATATAACGAGGCTTATGGGAGGAACTGGCACGATTCCAACCCGGCAAGAATCGATTACGCCATCGTGACCGGCGGCGTCGCTTCAACGCCGGTAGCCAAGGTTTCATGTACGGGACCGGATAACCGAAGGCAGATAGAGGTTCAGTTTTTCAGCCACTCATATCGCATAAGGGTGCAGTAGCATGGCTGCACCGCCATCCGATCTCGGAGTCTTTGAACCCTTGGTTCGTGTTGGCGGGGTCCTCGCCGCTGCGGGAGTGGGGATTGTTAGCACTCTGTGGGGCACAAGGTGGAACACAAGTTCGGTTGGAGCGTTGATTCGCGTGGCTTGCATCGCAACGGTCGGGGCAAGTCTAGCGACAGCTGCTGCGTACGGTGAACTGGTGCCGCTCAAATCTTTGTCTCGGTTGATGTGGGTATGTGCATGCATCGCTCTTGTCACGATAATCAGCCTAATTATGATACGAACCGTGATGGGCAGGCCTCATCCCAACCGCAGTTATTTTTCAGCGTTTGGTTTCGTTGCAAACATCAGCGCTGTTATCGCAAGCTCACTGACGGTCATGTTTGGGGCCATGTTGGTTGAGCGCACAACTCTGAACCCGCCGCCAACGTCCGACAAAATTGTTATGGGCGGCGCCGCTAAAAGCAATGACAGCGTCATGCTTCGAGGAGTTGAAACGCCTCACGCCAGGATCCGCATCAAGGGAACCGGGGCCTGGGAATACAGCGTAGGTAGTTCTAGGGGAAACGTTAAGGTTGCCATTACGGCATCCGGCTGCGCCACAGAGCACGAAGAAGACATCGAATTTGAGCCGCCATCTGGCGGCAAGTGGGAACATACTACCGCGCCAATCTCGCGATCTTTTTCGGTTGATATCCCGGCAGAGAAACGGGTACCGGGATGCCTTATCGCAGTCACTGCCAGCGTTGTCACCTGTGCGCCGGATCCGGCGGTAACAGGAAATCCTACAGTCCTATGCTTCTTGGACGCCGATGTTAGCGCCAACCCTGAGCCCTGACACGTCTCCGCTTTACTCACAACGTCCAATCCCAGCTATTGCGGTTGGTCACTGACTGGCGCCCCATAAGTTGTCGCCGCCAACGGTAGGTTCGCGTACCACGACGACCCGAGTTGATTGCCGATGTCCCACCCCGCCGGCGGCGTGACGGTCGACAGATTATCGGTCACCGCGTTGGTGCTGCCCGGCAGCCCCCTCCCAATGGCCGTGGCGCCGCCGCTCGCCCCGAGGTTCATTCCACCATATGGATAAAACAGCAACAACGACGCCGCTGCATGGGTCGGCGCCGAGGCAAATGTCACCTTGACCTTGGTCGGCCCGACATAGACGCACGACGTCGCCGCGATCAGCGTCCCCGGCGACGCCACCGATCCGCCATCCATCAGCGACCAGCCGAAGCCGTTCGCCGCCTGCAACGGGATGACCAGGTCCGTCCCGGCATCGTGCGTCACCGTGACGATGTAGACCGTGCCCGATTGCTGGTAAACGTGGCTGATCACCGGCCCGCCGATCGTCGGCACGTCGGCCGGGATCGCCGAAATCGTGTCGCCTCCGGTCGAAGCCAGGATCGCCGACGCGGCGCCGATTGCCGCCCGTTGCCCGAACCTCTGATTGTCGGGCTGCGAGCGGTGGATCGAGTCGTTCTCCGCGTCCGTCCAGGTGCCGTCCGCGTTGCCCGTGGCACTGCGCGAGATGCTGTCGGAGGTCTGCGGCAGGGCGATCCAGGCGTTCATGCCCGACAGTTGCGTCAGGTCATGGTTTGACTCCCGTATCATTTGATTGCCGGGTTCTGGCGTGAAGTACTGGAACGGGATCGGATTCCACAGCAGCAGCGGGCACGCCGCCGCCGACTTGCCGACCCATCCCCGCATCAGCGCGGCGTATCGCTGCTGTGCCGCGTAGAATGTTGCTTTTTCAGAATAGCTCTTGCCGCTGTCGCTTTCGCTCCAAGGCCAGAAGATCGCCGCCACGTCGGCGAGTTCGGCGGCGGGAAGCGCGGTCACGTAGGACTGCGCCGTGGTGCCGTCCTGTCCGAGCGGCCATGTCGAGGGCGAGGCCCCGGTGTTGGGGTCGGCGAGGAACGATCCGTTGAACGGATCTCCGGCCGCCTGATACAGGCCCTCGCCGCCGATCAGGGTACTCCCCGGCGTGCCGAGAACGTTGCCGGCCAGTGCGCCGATGTACCATGCGATACCTTGCGCCATCATATGCCATGCGGCGTCTTCGTAGCCGTTGACCGCGTTGCTCTGGCCGTTGACCAGGATGTTGATGCCGCGCCGCGCGCCGCGGGCCCACCGCGCGGCGTACGACAGCAGGGTGGTAATGGCCGCGCCGGTCAGCGCCGAGGTCCACCACGCCGCCTCGTGGAACCAGCATTGCGCGCCGCCGCCCGAGGTCGTGTCGTGCAGCAAGGTGGCGACGCCGCCCGCACCGGCACCGTTGGTCAGGCCGGTCGCCACCTGGGCTCCATCCAGCCAGACATCGACCCCCGACCCCGACGCGTACGTGAGGATCAACGAGTGCGTGTGCCGGCGGGTCAGCGTCACGCCCGAAATGATCGTCTGACCGGGGCCGGGGAACAGGATCAACCGCCCACTCCCGGCGGAACTGTCCATCTGCACCACGGGCACGCTGCCGAAGGTCAGCAATGTCACCGGTCCGGTCGAGGGTTGCCGCCAGTTCGGCCGCGACCACACCAGAAACCAGGTCCACGGCAGCGCCGCCCCGAACGTCTGGGCGGGCAACCGCAGGCCTTGGTCAGGGTCCATCACCGGCAGGTATTGCCCGGACGACGGCAGAGCGTTTGGCCCGACCACCACGGTGTTGCGGCCGATCCCGCCGAGGATGCCGTTCAGCCGCGGCGTCGCTTGCGGCGCCGTTCCGCTGCCGGCGCCGAAGAACGGCACCAGCGTCCGGCTGTTGCCGGACTTGTCGGTCACCCCGCCGACCGCCGTGTTCCAGCCCGGCGCCGTGACGCCGCTCGATGTCACCACGCCGGCGTAGCTGCTCGCATCCCACCAACCGGCGAGGCCGGCCATGCCGGTCAGCGTGCCGCCCCCGCCGGGTGGCGTCACGACAGTCCCAAGCGGGCGCCAGGCGAGGTTCTTGCCTCCCCCAATGCCAAGCGATTTCCCCGGCGCGACGAGAAAGATCGTCATCAGGAAACCGTGATCGGCGGACCGACGATGGTGAACAGCGCGGCGCCGGACGCATAGCCGATCGCCCAACCATACCAGGTCCCGGCGGTCGGCGGCGCGTGCATGTAGGTGCCCCAATAGTTGCCGTTGAAATTACCAGCCCACCCATCGCTGAGCGCCGGCATCGGACTGGGCGCCACGGTCTGGCTGGTCGAAAACCCGATCGCCACGCTGGTTGGCGTGGTGCCGCCGGTGATCTGGAGGTTGTAGATATTACCGCTCGACCCGAGGGCGAGTGTCGTTCCATACGTGCCCCAGCTCGCCGTCGTACTCGGCGCCGATGCCGTGGTCCCGTTGGTTGTCGCGGTGAACGCGCTGGTGCCGCCCGAACCGACCGCCGCGACCTGGAAGTCGTAGCCGGTCGATGCGGTAAGCCCGGTAATGGTCGCCGCGGTCAGGGTGATTCCGGTGACCTTGGTCCAGGCGCCGCCAAGGCTCGTCACCCGGTATTGCATGGTATAGCTGGTTACCGCGCCGCCGCTCGATGGCGCGGTCCAGGTCAGCGGTGCCGTCGTGGTCGTGGTGGTGCCCACGGCGAGGCTGGTCGGCGTGCCCGGCGGCGCGACGGACGGCGCCGCTGTTATCGCGGTGACCGTCGCCGAATAGGCGCTGAGACCAGCGGAGTTCCCCGCGGCGACCTGCACATCGTACTCGCTGCTGTATGTCAGGCCGGTCAGCGTCGCGCTGTTGACGCTGGTCCCAGGCGCCGCCGTCCAGGTGCTTGTCCCGGTGAGCCGGTACTGCACCTGGTAGTAGGTAACCGCGCCGCCGCTCGATGGTGCGGTCCAGGTGAACGCCAGCGTCGTTGATGTAACCGCGCCGGCGGTCAATCCGCTGATCGCGCCAGGCAGCGAGACGCCGCCGCCGGATGCGGTGCCGACGCTCGCGAGAACCACGTTGCCCGCGCTGGACGTGAACGCCATGAATTTCGCATAGGCGCCCACGGGCAGGCCCGTTCCGCCATTGGTCGCGGTGACGCCGCCACCCCAGGTCACGGTGCCGGAGCCGGACGTGACGATTTCGCACTCGAACCCCGCCCCCATCAACGCGTAGTTCGGGGAGATCGTCACCCCGGCCGAGGTCACAACCAGGATTTTGCCGTTGTAGGTAGCGTCCACCGTGAGGTTGGCCATCACCTCCAGCACCGGCAGTTTGTACCCGGGAAGGTGGCCTTGCATCCAGGTCCACAGCGCCGCCAGCGTCTGCCGGGTCAGCACGTTGCTGCCCTGCCCGGTCAGGAACGTGTCGGTGTCGGAGGCGCCGCCGGCGGCGGTCAGCAGATCGATGGTCTCGGCATCCAGCAGGGTCGCCACCGTCACCGCCACGGTGCTGCCGCTCTGCCCGATCGGCACGGTGTCGGTCGCCCCGACCGAACTCACCACGGTAAGCGCCGGGATCCAGAACGCGTCGGCCGCGAGCGCCGCCGCCGCCTCTGCCTGGGTCAGCGCGGTGCCCGCGGTGGTCAGTGCCGACGTGGCGGTGCTGCCCGCCGTCGCCGCGGAACTCAGCGCCGTTTCCGCCACGCCCAGAGCCGAGGTGGCGGTCGTCACCGCCGAGCCAGCCGTGGTGCTCGCCGCGGCGGCGGTGCTCGAGGCGGTCGCCGCCGTCGAGGCAACCGAGGCGATCGAGGCGGTAACGCCGGCGTTGAAATTGGTGACCGTGATCGCGACGGTGCTGCCGTTGTGCCCGATCGCCACGGTATCGGACGGACCAACCGTGGTGACCAGGCCTAGTGCGGGGATCGACAACGCCACGGCCGCCGCGGAGGAAGCGGCGTTGGCGATCGCCATCGCTTCCTCCGAGTTGGCGAGCGCCGTGCTGGCGTTCGCCGTCGCCGTTCCCGCCGCCGCCAGCGCGGCCGTCGCGGTCGCCTGGATCGAGATGACGTCGGCCGCGACCGCGTCGTCACCGGTCGCGATGGTCATGACCAAAGGCTCGCGAAGCGAGGCGACGTCATGACGTGCCGAAAGGCGTCTGCCGAACTCATGTCCACTCGCTCCCGTCATCCCAATCGAATTCGCCCCAACGCGCGGCCGGCACGGCGGTCTCCTGTACGGTTATCGGTTGAGCGACATCCATTGGATCGTCGAGTTGAATTGTTTCGGTGACGTTGGTCAGCGGATCGCCGGTCGGAATGAATCCATCGGCATCGCTGATCGTCGCGTCGAAGCTCATCCGGAACATCCAGAACAGCCGCGCGCGGTCGAATGTCAGCAACTCGCCGCCGGCGTAATAAAGTCCGCGCGGGCCGCGTTCCGGGTCGATCTGCCAGTTGAGCAACGCGCGAAACATCGCGTACTTCATCCGCTCGACCTGACTGGCCGCGCGCTGCCCTCGGCGATCATGCGTGGCGTTGAACATGACGATCACGCCGATGGTTTCGGTGACCTCTTGCAGATTGCCGTCCATCAGGTCGTTGCTGCCCGGCTCATCCTCCAACGGGATCACGACGGCCGAGGGATAGGCGAGTTTGCCGGTCGTCGGATCGTTGATGGTGATGACGGTTTCGACCCCGTTTTCGAAGTCAGCCGCGCCGCCGACGCGCCCGCCCAACTCCGGGCACCAGGTCCGGAGTTGTTCAATCACAAGCGAAATGTTCATCCGCCGTGCGCGGCCTCGCCGGCGATCACCGGCTCATCCTCGACCGCCAGCGCCACGTCGACATGCACGCGGCCGGTCAGGTGGCCGGTCTGGATCAGCCGCGACACGATCAGGTTCGCCCGATCGGCGGCGGTGCGCGGATCGTCCTGCCACAGCCGCTCGGTTCGCTCGACGATATCGACGGCGGGATGTCGTCGCCCCAGGTAGGGTCCGATAATTTTGCGTCCGAGCATGGGCGCCACCGGAGTGACGGTCATAATTTCTTGCCTCGCTCAAATTTAAGTCCGCTCTCAATCGCCCTGCGCACGCGATCGGCCAGCCCATTCGCGATGACCTGATCCAGTGCCGGCCCCAGAAACGGGCGCGACAGCAGCACACGCGTTTTCGAAATCGCGCCGCGGCGCATCCGCAACGCCAGGCCTCCGACCGGCCCGCCGCGAGGATCCCGCTTGTCCGCCATCAGAGGCCCCGGCGGGTAATCCGCGCCATAATCATGTTCGCCCGGTTGTGCGTGTCGCCGCCGCCGCCTTTGGCACCAAGCGACAGGAACAGCGCGTAGAACTCGCTGGCACGAATGGTGACGCCTTCGCCATCCTTCCACGGCCGCGCCCGGATCGAGCGCGCCAGCTTGCCCGAGACGCTATGCGGCGGCTCTCCGGGTTTCGACGGCCCCTTGCGCGTTCCGGCCCGGATCATTGCCCGCGCCCGTGCCGCGACCTCGTTGCCGGCGGCGCCCATCACCGCCCGCACCTGGGCCTTGCCGGCGGTCACCGTCCAGCCGGGCGGCACCGTGATTTGTAGAAGGGCCATCAGGCTCTCTCTTCCAGTTCGCAATCCATCCGCAGAAAGCGTTGCCGACCATCGATCGGCATCACGCGCCGCACCCTGAATCGCTCGATCATGTTTGATTGATCGGGTCGTTTCGTGACCCGAAAGACAACGTGTGTGGTGTCGATCCAGTCGAGCCACCGGATGATGATCCGATGCGTCACCGGGGTATCGACCTGTTCGGCCGCGTAGAAGGTCACCGGCCCGACCGGCTGCACGTCAGCGCGCACCGACTGCAATTTGGACAATGTCTCGACAATGCCTGGACTGTCCGGGTCCGGCGCCTGCTCGCGGGTGGCGATCGTCACCCGCCAGCGCAGCGAGCCGATCCGGACCGCGTTCGGGTCCGGCCCAGCCTCCGGCGAGGGTGTGAACTGGATCACACGTCAACCGCCGAGGAACTGTAATCGTTGCCGGTCGAGCAACCGTTCCGCCGCCTCCGGCATGGTCCCGCCAGCGTCGCCGCGGTGTTCGTAGAAGAACGCCGTCGTCATCATAATGGCCTGGTTGATCGTCACCGGCACATCCTCGGCCTCGCCGTAGCCGACCACCATGGACACCTGGACGTGCTGCAGGCGGGTGTCGCGCAGCGGATAGCCGCCGGCCAGCATGGTCTCGCGGCCGATCAGCAGCGTCGCTGGTTCAAGGGCGAGGTCCGCCAGGTAGCCGACCAGCGGCGCCGGCGGCACCACTGGCAGGGCAGCGGCCGAAATCGTCGTTTCGTTGCCCCACTCATCCAACACCGTCACCACCTCGATCGACTGCACCGGCGCGCGCGGCAATTGCAGCCTCCCGCGCAACCGGCTCTGTTCGGTGTCCAGCATGGACGTCGGCCGCACCGTCCAGAGGATCGTCTGCGTCAGCAGCGCGCGGCTAAGGTAATCCTCCGCCACGATCCGCGCCGTCGTCAGGTAGCCCGCCAGCAGTTCGTCGTCCGCGCTGCTGTCGATCCGGCAATGCTGCTTGACCAGCTCGACCGTCGTTGGCTCCCGTTCCGGCGGCGTGGTCACCTTGACCGTGGTTCGCATCGGTCGCCCCTTCAATTTTGCGCGCGGGCGACGGCAGGTCGCGCGTCGCGTAGCGGCCTCTTCTCAGCATTTCTCATAACTCCATCGATCTGGAATGCGTTGAACCCGCGTCGACTGCTAGTAAGTAGGCAATGTCGGGCGGATTTCCGATTTTCGACCCGGAGAGTCCAATGGTCAGTGATGAACACCACGCAGCAGCGCCGACCGGCCGGACGCGCATCGTGACCCCGCCCTGTAGGCCGGGTGTTGGCTTGCATTCAGGCCGCCCACAATCTAACGTTCCTGCCATGCCAATCTGTGTGGGATGTTCTAGCTTCTCACGCTTCAGGGCGTCCACCGGGGGTGTCACATGATTAGGGGGGTCGCAATTCTGCTCTTCTTGGCGGTCTGGTCTGTATCTTTGACCAATTCCACCAATTCCGCGCCGCAGAGCGACGGCAAAGTCAACATCGAGGGCGTGACCTTCACCGCAATGACGACGCATCTCGACGCGAAAAACGAAGATATCATTTCAATTTACTCAAAGGCTGGAATGGGTGCGCGGGGCATGGGCGGTGTTATACCGATACCCGGTTGCAAGCTGACATGGTCGACCTCGACTAAAAGCGTAATCGTGATCCAGGGCGATTGCTACGTTGGGATACGCAAGAATTCGCCAAAATTCTACGATTTTGCGTTGGTTCCATCAAAGGGGGCGAGTGTGCCGGTGGACGTACAGAATCGCATTGCCCGTCAGAAAAATTTGAACGGAGATAGCGTATTTGTCATCGAGCATGCCACCCAAGTTGGAAACGGCAGCGATTTCTTCATTAAAGAGGCATCAGAGGCGGTGTGGCTGTGCAAACTCACAGTCGGTCAAAAAGGGTCGTCAACTTCGGGCGGAACGTTTACTCTCGTGGACTGGTAGTTCACAGCCTCGTTGTGTTTCCAACGCTCTTCCGTGAATCTCAACGCGGCAGTTTATAGATCATTCGGCTCTCCCATGACAGACATCTGACCCGGTTGCGTTACAACATCTCTGATCGCGTGACCAAATTCACCATAGCTCCCGCCGGCTGATTGACCGGCGCCGCCGCCGTCCCGCTCCGCACCTGCACCATGTTGACGCCCCGCCAGAGGTAGGACGGATCGGCCAGCAGAATGATGAACTGGCCGGCGGCTGCGGTCACCGTGATCTCATTCCCGGCGCCGTCGTACAGCTCCTGCCACGTCGTGCCGCCGTCCGGGCTGACCTGAAACGTCAGCGGCGCCGCGGTCCAGGTCGCGGGCATCGAAATCCCGACCAGGGTCAGCGCGCCAAGCGCGCACGGGCCGGACAGCGCCGCGCCCGCCGCGATGGTCGCCGGGCACAGGGTAATTCCAACTGAAAGCATGCGGCGCGTCCGTTACTGGCGGTTCATCCAGGCGCGCACATAATCGATCGTCAGGGTGGCAACCCCGGTGCCGCTTGGCTTGTAACACGCGAGATAGGGTTGCAGCACGGCCAACGTCCCGGTCGCCGCGAAGTTGACCAATCCGGTTGTGCTGATCTGCACACCGTCGATGAAAAATTTGACGTCCGTCAGGTTGTTCGCGTCGATCCGGTAGACGTGCCAGTCGGTGGTGCCGACCGTGACACCGGTCGCGATCGAAGTTGTCGTCACGCCGTCGAACGCCTCGATCAGCACCGCCCCGTTCGCGGTGGCGCCGAACCGCAGGAAACAGGTGTTGTTGTTTGGCCCGTCGATCCAAACCGACCCCAGGCCCCACACTGCTTGAACGCCGGCCGCGCTCGGGACCACCGACAGCAGCGCGCGGCATTCGAAGTTGAGTGCCTTGGTCGCGTCGAGGCCGAGGTTGTCGTCCCAGTACAGGACGGCATCCTGTTTCTCGCTGGTGGCGGTCAGCGCGCAGGCGACCTGACCGCCGATCGCCTTCGAGACGCCGGCCACGGTGGGCGTGCCCGCCGTGAGAACGATCTTGGCCACGAAGTCGCCGCCGGCGACGGCCGCGCCGGCGGCCGGGATCGTCTCGTATCCGGCGCCGACGAAGTCCTGGTAGTAAACGATCGGCGCGACCGGCAGCACATGCTCGAACGTCACGCCGTCGAAGAACTCCAGCCTGCCGCTGAAGAACTTTGAGGTTGTGGTCATTGAGGCCTCCCGCCCTGGTTAAGTGTAGGACGAAGGTGCCGACGCGCCCTGGTAAGACCCCAGGATGAACAGTTCCGCCGCCGTGATGTTCGCGGCGTTCGACGCGCCGGTCTGGATCGCGATCGTCTTGAACCCGTTCACCATGTCGAGGATTTGTTCCGGCGTGATCTCAAACACCACGATCTTGTCCGCCAGTGAGGCCGAGGTGGTGAACGACGCGGCGGCAGTCTGCACCGCCAGCGCGTCGCTGGTCGCCGTCGCGGCGGTCAGCCAGATCGGCATCACGCCAACCGCCTTCGACCCGGTGCCGCTCACGTCCTGGCCTTGCAGCACGGTCAGCGCCACGGTCGCGGCGTTGTCCTGATTCACGTGGACCACGATCCAGGCTTTGAGCGCGTTGGCGAGGTCGCGGAACGAACTGGTGCGGCCCGCCGCATCGGCCGCCGGTGCCAGCAAGGCAACCGGCGGTATCTGGTAGGGCATCGAGAATTGCCGAGCCATCGTCTAAATCTCCTTGCCCGCTCAGCGGGCGGTCAAATTGAGTGAGGGGAACTACGGCGCTTAACGAGTGCCCAGAGCGATGAAGGGGCTCTTGGTGTTGCTGCCCTTGAACGGGGTCAGCGGCACGGACCACATCGGCTTGCCGTCCACGCGGTAAGTGATCCGGAACACCTGCTCATCGGTCAGGAATGCGACGTGCATGGACGTCGCAGCCTGCACGCCGTTCTTGTCCACCAGCATGTACTGGCTCATGTCGCCCAGTACGATGTCGCCCGTGGTGCCGAGGGTCGAGTTGTACTCGGTCCAGACGATCTCGCGGCCATACAAGGTCGAAAACGGCGTCGCCGACAGCCCGCCCGGCGGCAGGTAGACGAGCTGGCCACCGGTGCCGATCGCCTGGTTCATCGCGTTGAGCTGCGGCAGGATGTCCTGGTTGATGAACCACACCGCGTTCTTCATGCTGCGTGCCCACAGCCGCGCCCACATGTTGTCGATGTTTTCCTTGACGATCGTCTTCGTTGCCTGCCCGGTCTGGATCGGCACCGTGATCAACGCCTTGCTGTTCATATAGCCGAGCGGCATCCCGGCGCCGGTTCCCTCAACAATCGCGTCCTCGGTCATGAACATGACTTCTTCCGAGAACGCCTGCGAAGCGATCGAGGTCAGCGCGGTGCTGTCCTGCAACAGTTCGTCGGACGTGTACATGACCGACATCAGCTTCTTCAGGTCGAACTCGACCACGCGGAACTTCGGCTTCGACGGCGTGGCGATGGTGCCTTCCGCGACCCAGTTCGACGACACGCCACCCCAACGGCTACCGGTCGCACGGCTGGTCTCATCCACGCCCGGTATCTTGATCCCGTTTGCGTTGGCACTGATCGGCAGCTTGGTCACCCGGCTGAGGATCTCGCCCATGTCGTGCGCCAGCATGAAGATCGCCGCCGCGAAATCGACCTGCACCAGGAAGCCGCCGCCGGTCGGATCGACCTCGCCGGCGCCGGTCGGCGCGCGGATCAACCGAGGGTCATCTTGCTTCGACTTGTAATGGCGGAAGACCGCCTGAAGCTGTTCACCAAACGAACGGTAGTGCGTGTCCGCGCTCGGCGTGAATTCCAGGCCCTTGCGGGCAAGGCTCAGGTAATCGTCGAAGCCCTTCAATCGGCCGGGCCGCGCGTCCATCGCCCTGATCTGCGAAATGGTCCGCTGCGACGGGTTGATCTCGGACACGTCCGCGCCGCCGCCCGGCATCGGCCGGGCCAGGCTGGCCGCGTGCTTCTCGGCCCGCTCCAACTGCCCGATCGTGGTCAACAGGTCCTCGACTTCCTTTTCCTTCGGACCGAAGGCCGCGGTGCCGGCGAGGGTCGGCAAAGCATCCACCGCCTCGCCCAGGGCGCGGCGGAGCGACAGAATTGTGCTCACGTAATTTGGTTTCCTTTGAAACAGTCGGGCCGGCCCATGCCGGACCTTCGAGGCGGCACGTCGTGTGCTGCGTCCGCCAGTGGGCGGCGGCTCCGCGCTTGGCGCGCGAAGTGCTATCAGGCTAGCGAAGTAGCGGGCTACTTGCCCGGCTTCGCCTTCGCCGCCAGATCGGCGGCGCGCGCGAGTTGCGCCGCCTTGGTCGCCGGGTCAGGGTCGGTATCCGGCGGCGGGTCTGTGATCGGGTCAGCGGTGTCCAGCGCGTCCACCACGCCATCCAACAGGCCCAGCGCCTTACCGTGCTGCGTCAGTGCCTCGGCCATGAACGCTTTCGAGGTCCGCAGGCATTTGTGCGCGATGCGAATCGCGTCCTCATGCGCCACCGGCGGGTCATCGTCGCCGTCGCCGCCGTCACGGCGCACCAGCCGGCGGATCGCCGCAAGCAGCTTCGTGTCATCGTCCGGCTCGGCCCTGGCGCCGCCGTGCACCGAACACTCGGACGGATCGGTCATGCCGCATTGATCGTCCGGCCCACGGCCGCAGTTGCCGACAACGGCGCCGCCGGACGTGGGATCTTCCTCCGTCGCGCCCGGATCACTGCGCACCGGCACGCGCCTTGTTTGCCCCGGAACACGGGGTTTGCCAGCCATTGATGGTTCCTTCGCTAATGTTCGCAAACGCTGCAATTCGTCTCGGGTTATCAACACTCGTTTCATTTCGGCGCCGCCGCCGTCGAGGACTCGTTCCGCCCATTCCACCAACGGCCGCGTGTCGATGCCTTTGCGGCGGGCCTCGGCCAGCGCGTTCGGATTCGCCGGCACCGGGCAGACGCTGATCTCAAGCAACTGCTGTTCGAGAAAGTCGATGCCCCATGGCCGGTCGGGATCGTTCTGCACGAACACGTGCTTTGTCGGCAGAAAGCCAACGCTCACCGCGCGGATGAACTTGCCAAGCACGAGACGGTAGATCGTATCCGCGAAC